ATTAACACATCACCGTATTCTTCTAATAGGTGCATCCAGGGATAGGTACAAAATGCCTTGTTATCCTGTAACAGGTCCCACATAAACTGTATGCTTTTTATATTTTCGTTATCTCTAAATTCTGTGGTATGCGCTAACTTCTCTAACTCTACCATGATTTTATATGTGCTTAGTAGAGCTTTCCAATGGCTCCATACTGCAACAGGTTGGTCTAGCAACACAATCCTATCAAAGTTCTTAGCAACCTCAACAATACCACCCGCCCAGATATCTACTATAGTGGTATGATAGTATCCCGAATTGTCTGGTACAAATTTGCTGTCAGACACCAACCCATAATTAGTTGTGTTGTTGTTTTTGGCTATGTCTGTTACTAATTGATCTGTACTGGTGTCGTTTGTTCCTAGGAACAGTACTTTGTTTAACATTTGTTGTATTTGAAAGTTGCTATATTTTATTTAGCTGACAGCTAAATACTTGTGAGGGAATTACAAATGGAAATATTCGAAGTAATTGGGGAGCTTGGTTTTCCAATAGCGGCGGCTATCGCTGGTGGATATTTTGTTTTTCTAAGCCTACGTTTCATACTTGAGGGAGTTATGGGCAGTGTGCGAGGATTAACTGGTATTATTAACGCCTTAGATAACCGTGTGCGTACAATGAATCACGACGTCATAAGAATTGATACTCTTATGTCAAACGCTCTACATGTCAAACCTGACTTAGATCGCATTGCACGAGCTGATGGGAAAAATGATGCCAGGAGAGATTAATGGATATAGTAGAACTTATAAAGCAATACGGATTTCCCGTAGTTGCGGCAGTTGGTCTTGGATATTTTGTAGTTTACGTCTGGAAGTGGGCGACCGAACAAGTTAAGCCTGTACTAAGCGAAGCACAAACGACGCTGATTGCGTTGATTGATAGAATTCGTATGCTTGACAATGACTTAATTAGGCTCAATCAAAAACTAAATGTTGTATTACAGATGCGTGAAGAAGAACAGAGACGTAAAAATGAAGACAGGATAAGAGAAATAGAGAAAGACGGCAGTACGCAGAAGTGACAACATTAGAACTGGTTTACAGTAAACCACTCGACCCCGTGGGATATTACACAAAACCCTGTGATGCATCAATGCTTTCTGACAATCCCACGGACCTAATGGATCCAAACAGTTTTGATCTTGTCGAATTAGAGATAGCACTTGTTAAAGCAAATACAGGTGATATCTACAGCGAACGTTATCCCAGCGAAAAAGCGGACTGGTTTATCCAGGCAGAAACTAAGTTTGGAGTTGTGTTAAATCACAGCAACGTACTATATAGGAGAGGGTATCAGGGAGAAGCCAGAAAACAATTATGGCGTTTAGCAGAACAAGACGGTAGAATACATCGTGTGCTACAACAACGTCCTAGATGGGGACTAGATATTAGTTTGGAGTACATAAGTAGACAAGGTGACATGTTTGAAATATTACACTGGGAGTATGACAGTGATAACTACGATGAGATAGAACAATATCGACAACAATACGAACCAGTAATACTGAATACAGACTGGGAAGATGGTGCGAAACAACTACTTAAACGCAAAGACGAATGGCATCACTTACACATGAAAGAACAAAACAAATATAAAACTAATTACTTTGGATTTGTAGGAGAAAACTACGGTCGTTTTTTATGGAATTAAGCATAAAGTATAAAAACTTTCCTGCCTTACATTGTAACATTTTTAATACCGAACTTGGTACAAAATACTACGATTTAGTGCAGACAAACTATCAACAACAGTTCCCCATTTACCGAGATAGGCTAAAATTTACACCTGCATATCTCAGCGAACTGGCAGAACAGGTTAACAAACATTTTAATTGGTCATGGGATGCCAGTAACTTATCATTAGAGAACACTGCTCGAATGCACAAGGACATAGAACGTCTTGTTGGCAAAGATTTTGATAGTGTACCAGAACACCTAGATAACACTGTACACGACTTGCATTACGGGTTACATTTACTACAAGACGACACAGCACCTAGTAGGTTGGGTTGGCTACAAATAGAGTGGTACAACGATAGCGGGTTCGACAGTGTCGATATAGAATTTAGTACTAGCATGTCTGTGGGAGATTTAAAGTTGCAGAATCCGTTTGTGGGTCACGGGCCTTTGCAAATTTACCTAGAAAACGATTACAAAAACATCAGTCAAACCTGTAAGTTTCATACGTTTGTTAAACCAGGTATAAACATTGCTACTATTAATTATGAAGAGTTTGCCGATATAGACAAACTGACATCTGATTTTACTAAACATGCTCCTGAGTTTGTAGAGCAACATGGGTTAGATAAGATAGAACTGTATACTGGTTATCCGATTATAGGACAAGTGTTAAATTTAGACTTGTTAAACAAGTTTCTATCGTACCCAGTACCGCTAGAATTAGAAAGTATAGAGTTTAAGTAGTACTACTTAGTTTGCGCTCTAAAAATTCCGTCCCAGATCTCTAAGTCGTTAATGTCAGACTTTTCAAGTTCCGTAATACGCTCGCTCATTAACACATAATACTGTTCAAGTTCTCCTGAAAAGGCCAACTTATTACCGCCAGCAATCCTCTTAGCTTCGTTCCAGTCTCTGTTTCTATATGCGTCGAGATACTCCTGATGTTTCTTTATCTCGACATCAAATGATGAAGTTACAGGAGTGTATATTGTTACTGGATCTTCTTTGCCTTTAACAGCAATTAAGTCTAGTTCGATTAATTGTGTGTCGGTTACCGACTTTGCTGTTTCTTCACCAATGATTGTGATGACTCCGTACGATTTGGATTGGCCTTCAAGCCTGCTTCCAAGATTGACAGCATCACCGAGTACACTGTAATCAAACCTTTGATCAGAACCCATATTACCCACGACGCAGGCACCAGTGTTAATACCAATACCAATATTAATAGGTAGTAGATTATCTTTGGATAGTTCTTCATTAAGTCGCCTAACTCCATCAACCATGTCTTGCGCCGCCAGTACTGCTTTTTGTTCATGACCTTCTATCTCCAGTGGCGCATTCCAGAACGCCATAATACAGTCTCCCATATACTTATCTATGGTTCCCCTATGCTCCATAATTATGTTAGTCATGGGAGTTAAGAACTTATTAATAAGTCGTGTTAGACCTTGTGGATCTGTTTTATACTGTTCACTAATAGGGGTAAATCCTCTGATATCACAAAACAAGAATGTCATGACTCTGGTAACACCACCTAACTGCATCTTCTCAGGATGCTTCTGTAATTCTGCTACCAGCTCTTTACTGATGTAAGTTCCAAACTGTTTCTTAATCTGTTGCTTCTGATAAAATTCGCTTAAGAACTTAACTGTATATGCATGCACATAAGTTAACACCAAGGCAAATATAATTGCTGTTATGTCAAACAATAGTCGTTGTTCTGTGTAATAGTATTGAGCCGCATAATAAATGCCTACAACAACCGCTATTACAGGCACAAAGCCATATGTCCAACTTGATATAAAAATAGCAAGCAAGCCTAATACTACAATTGCCAGTAGTTCTGCACCGTCTGCCCAATCAGCACGTACAATGTTTACACCATTGAACATTGTACCTACTACTGCGGCTTGTACTTCATGTGGCCAACTGCCACCTAATGCTGTTGCTACAGGCTGGTTAGTACCTGCCGCTGTTGGGCCAATAATAACTACGCCTCCACCAAAATCTTCTGGCAGATTAGTTAGACTATGTTTATAACTTTGTTGGCTCCAGTCTATCCAGATACGTCCCAGTGCATCAGTAGTTATAGTACCAAAGGCTGGTATACGCATTTTCTCAACACCGTATTCAAACAGTTTGATCTGAAAGGTTGTGTCTCCTGCGGCTGATCTTAATATCTCTAACGGTACGCCTGGGTATAAGTTTTCGCCCACTGCGGCAACTAATGGAATGCGTCTAGTAACACCATCTATCTCTGGTAATGTGTTAGCAATACCAACACCGTATGCACGTTGTTCTAGCTCTTCAGTGTTTGCTATTATGCCAGGATAGTTGATAATTGTGTTCATGTACTCTGGATTTAAAATCACTGCACCTGGTTTCTTAGGTGTGTTTTTGCTCCATTGGCTAGGTACACTTGTTAGTATGACAGGATAAGACTCCATTGCCTCTGCTAGTGCTAGGTCCTGATCTGATGCTTCTGGCATGAGAACATTTAACACAACCAGCCCTGCATTCCTGTTATATAGGTCTACAATTAAGTCTGCATAATAGTCTCTGGGCACGGGCCATGCGCCTATTTCGGTTAGTGCAAGGTCGTCTATATTAACAGTGTGTATGTTATTTTGTACTGGTTCTTGGCTTGTAATTAGAGTATCGAAGTAACGTAGCCTAACACTTTCCACAAATCCTGGATCCGACATTTTAATATATGCGCATATTAATAATGTGATTATTGCTGTCCAGGGACTCAGCAATATTTTTTTGAACATAACGTATTTACTCTATGTTATCTATTTTTTGTAGCAACTTGTTAAGCATGGCTTCTTTGGTCTTTTTAATAAGGTCCATAAACATAAAAAAGTTATATTGTGTTATAAACATAACTTTTTCGTAGACTCCTGCAGGATCTTGTTTAGCTAGATATTCAACTTGGTCAAATGCTCTATCAAATCTTTTTCTAGGATCTGCTATGTCGTCATAACTTTCATCTATAACCGAGTCAAAAGTTTCAAATCCTAGACTTTTTATGAATCGTAACGTATGCTGTGGTGCAAACATTATAAACATACGTTGCGCCATAAACATCTTAGCAGTCTTCTCTGTCAGGAAGAAAGGTCCAGGATTTGTGTCATCTGGGTTGTTGCCAAAACTTTCACAACATATACTGTAGTGTGTCTTTTCGTATATGTCCCAGGGTGTGACTTCACTTATTTGATGTGGTTCTAAATCTTGTGGTTGTTCTTCTGTAAAGTTTTTGCTTACGTAAGGCCACAGCAACTCTTTGCCATCTAGTGTTTTTCGTACATGATCGTACAAGTACTTAGGGTTGTCTCCCCAATGATTAATAAACGTGTCTCTATAGTTTACAATAGAGTTTGAGAGTAAATCTGGACGCTGTTGTAAACGTGCCATTACATAACTACGATGCAATTTACGGGATCCCAATAACGCATCAAACAGAAACTCACGCTTATTATAACTACTCACTTGAATAGAGTTTAGGTTACGATGGTGAAACATCCACCAAGGTCTGTATATAAAGTCGGGGTCTGTTAGTTCAGTTGTAACCCCACCAGCCGCAACCAGATAGTTTTTAATTCCAGCAGGTTGAATGCATTCTTCTATAATATAGTCTTGGCTATGACATTCTATATCACTTAACACCACCAGATCAAACTTGCTAAAGTCGTATTTTTTAAACTTCTCTCTATACGTATAACTGCCTGGACAATTAAACAATGCAGGCATCATAGCAATCTTACACGGTTGTGCTAGTGCTTCTGTGTAATCATCAGTAAACTGCCAGTTTACGTGATCGTGGCCTAACCAGTCACTAGCAACATTTATTGCACTGGTTGGGGTAACAAAATTAAATATTTTGTGTTCAGATATTTTCAAAGAACACCATCGTCACTAGTGTTATGGACTCGATGAAACGCACCATCCGGAATCAATATGGTGTCACCTCCTTATACATGAAACTGTCTGTCGTCCAATTTCATCGAATCCATATCCACTAATAAAATGATTCATACTTCTCTGTCTTCTAGTTGTTGTACTATGCTGTCACGTTGTGCATCTGTATAGCTAATCCAGTTGGCTATTTCTTCTTGTGTACGATTACAGCCCAAACAATAGCCATTTTCCATAACACAAATTTTCTGACAAGGTGATTGCATTACTCATACAAGTCCTCGTTCCATTCTCTGTGTCCCTCACGCCAAGCCATGTTGCTTTGTGTTTCACGTACTTCTACTCTGTAACACCAAAGTCTATCTGCTTCGCTTTGCCCCCACATGTCTGGGATATACACACCATTTACATATTTGTACAGTTGGTCTGCAAGGCCTTCGCAACCAAGTTTTGGTAAGATAGTTAGTTTAGCCAACTTCTTTGCTTGCAGTTGCTTGTACATTTCTATTTCTGGGTCGTCTTCAGCAACCAGTAGCGTATGGTCAAACTGATCCTGTAATATTTGCTTTAGTTCCGTTAATCCGCCGTAATCGGCAACCCAGTTTCTAACATCTAGGTCGTCTGTTCCAAAAAAGAAACGCATTGTAAACGCATAACCGTGTATTACGTTGCAGTGACTGTCAGCTCTCCATTGTCTATATGCACACGGAAACTGATCAACGTATTCTTTTGTGCTCACGTACTTGTATTGTCTTGGTTCGTTCATTATTATGTCCTATATTAAAAGTAATTATAACATAGACTTGCAGAATTTGTATACCGGGTTGAATGCCAGAAAAGGCCGGTTGCAACTATTTATTGCTCCAATGTTTGTAAAACTTTTAGACATGCATTACTATAACACACTAGATCCGTGTAGTCAAGACGTTTAGTCGCCTTGTGTTACAGTCAATGAGCATCCTGCACTGGTATAGCATGTTCCGCTTGTTGTTGATTCATCACTCATACTATGTGGTAAACTATATGTTTTATCGTTGGTGCCGTTCTGATCTAGACTAAATGTCCAACTACCACCGCTCTCTGTTAGTTCAACAGTAGCCGCATGGTCACCAGCACCTTGCTGTGTTATTGTAGCAGTATTGTTGTCACCAATTAAATCCAATTGTAGATAATGGTTGCCCCCATCTTTCTGAATCAGTGTTGCTGAGTTACTATCTCCGTTAACATCAATAAATGCTGTATGGTTCCCACTGCCTGTTTGAGTTAAGTCTAGTATATTACTGTCGCCTAAAATTTCAGCTTCTGTATAATGCCCATAGCTGGTTGCTGACGTACTAGCATCTTGATCTATGTCGATGTCGTTAAGGTTTCCTGTAACATTTAGCAACAAAAGACTTGGTTCACCTGCCTGCGAAATAAAAATATCATTGCTATCACCTGTTATATTAATATCTATATCGTTACTAGAGCCTGAACTTATAGCTGATCTATTAGAGTTTATTCTAGTTTGTTGTGCAGAAGTTGGCCCAGAAGAATATGATGGCGTTGCTGAAGAACTACTCGATGTAGAAGTTGTACTGAGCCAACTTGTGGGTATGTTTGCTTGATTAGAATACTGATAATCAGTTAAACTGTAATTGATATCAAGTTCTGCACCGCCTCCCCACTCGTACCACCAAACTGTAATTGGATATTCTTGCCCGCCCGTAAGTGTAATAGAACCTTGAGCATTCCAAGTGGCACCACCTTGTTGTTGCCAGTCCTGGATTACGTTAGTGCCATCTATGTTCATAAACACGCCATCATCTGCTCTTACACCAAAGTACACAGTTGTTGATACACCTGCTGTGCCTGGCCATGTGATGTATCCTGTTATTTCTAATGCTACATAATCTGAACGACCACTGTCTAATACACTACCCCAATTATACCCACTTATGCCTGACATCGTTCCTGTGCTGAGTACACTGCTTAGATAAGATGGACTTGAGTTCGATCCATCACTATTATAGCCTGCTACGTTATCGTAGTATGGAAATTCAAGACTGGGTGCATATGAGGTTATGTAATATGAGGTATAATCTAAATCTGCCCATGTAGGAGTAGCAACAAATATTAACCAACTAAAGAGTATTAAGACAAGTCTTTTAAACATTATTGACTCTGTATAATAGTTATTTCTGTTCCTGAACCACCTTGAACTTGTATTTGAGCTGGGACGTCATCCTGTGTAATATTTACGTTGCCTTCCATAACTCGTTCCAGACTTATCTCAGCAACATGAGGTGGTCTCTCACTTCTCATAAAAATCTCTTCTTCGTTTGCATACCATAATATCCAACTGTACTGTTGTATTGTTGGTAGCGTCTCGTTTGTTTCCAATTGGTCTCTGTTTAAGTCCACTGTGGTCAAGTCCAGCATATTGCCTAAGAAATCAAAATCTAAGTAATTTATGTCAAGTTCGTAATTATTTGCTAGTTCATCTTCTTCGTCTAACTGGTTAGTGTCTAAATCATCAAATTTTAATAAGTCTTTGTCTAGTGGATCTTTACTGCGCTCTTGCTCTTCTTGAGCTATCCTAACTTCTTCTGGTGGACTAATAATAAGAAAATTGTCAATCAATGCTTCTGTAATGTTAACAATTGTTGGTTCAGTAGGCATTGAATCACTGCTAGTTACCAATGTAGCCTGAAATGCCTGATTCATAATAACAGCACCCACGTCTGTTAGAACTTCAATCTCCCCCACATAACAGTCTACTTCATTGTCAGTTGGGCAACTAGGTAGTAGAATAACAAGACTACGTCCTATCTCGTCTACAGTCATTGTGAAGTCTGTTCCTCGAACAGCAATAGTAGCAGTTGGTGTTTGAATGTTAACATTCTCAGCATTGTCTTTTGCTATTTTACCAGATGCGTAGCGTACTGTGCCTAACACTACTTTCATGCCTAGTTTACCTGGCGTTTCACTCCCTGGATCGTAGATAAATTCATCTACTATTAATTTACTTTGTTCGATAATGCGGATTTTGGTGTTATCTGCAAAAGTTATGCCTACTTTTGACTTTGCTGTCTGTATAACATCTTGCATAAAGATGTCAGCACCTTTTTCGCTAGGTAGTTTTGATTTTGCTCTGCTTATCTCCGCAGGCCCAGTTTGTTCTGTAACATTCCCTATACCTTTTGCAAATACTGTAGAGGATATAAGAAATGTTACAGCAAATAGAGTCCTACTGAACTGTGATGTCAACATCGTTGTCTTGCCCGTCGATGTTAAGAATAACATTTGAACCTGTAACATCATTTAAGATGTCAACAGTATTAGCATCGCTTAGGTCTAACGAATCTGCTCCAATAGTTACTGTGTTAGTTTGACTTGCACCTGTTGCTTCAATGTTAACAGCGTTGGTATCACCTGTTATCGAAATAGTATTTGAAGTTGTACTGTCAGTAATACCGCCTGTACAAGTCATTGCAACCCCTGATGCACTGTCGTTAGATCCACAAACTGTTGCCCAGTTTGTATCACCCGTAATGTCAATATCAACAGTTGTACTGGATGCACCGTCAACACTAACGTTAGTTTCGTTACTGCTACCCAGAACATCAATATCAACATTTGATGAAGTTGCGCTATTTTCTAATTCAATGTCTGCATTATTCAAATTACCGTCTTGGGTAATACTTAATGTAATACTATCACCACTGAGTGTTGCGGCATCTCCCGACGAGTTTACTGTGTTAGTCCCGTTCTGTTGTATAACTGTGATTGTTGAACTATCACCTGCCTGATCAATATACACGTCATTCGCAAAAACCGTGCCACAAGTTATCAGTAATATTGCACCTACAATAGTTCTTAAAATTTTCATTTTTCCTCTTCCCTTGGCCATGTAGCCACACATATCAGATCATAGTGATGATATAACACTTATTGCTATTTAAATAATACTGCACAAATAAATACATAGCACTATTTCAAAGTGGGTTCTTTTCTATTAGTTTTAGCTGTTTTTCATACTCTTCTTGTAACATTTCGACCTCTGACAGCTGTTTTGACACATTTTCTATTCTGTCAGATGATACAGTGACCTCTGAGTTTTTAAAGTCCCAGTACCCATTTGCTTTGCCTTGCATAATCATTTCTATTACTGCGGCGTCAATAACTCGTTGAACTGCAACTGTGGTAGGCTCGTTTGTGTAGTTACCAGCTTCTATCTCTACGGCACGTGTTCCCATATCAATAAATCTAAATGCTGATAGACTAGTGCCATAACTTATAATAGTCTTACTAGCAGTAACTGCCACTAATACCTCACCAGTCTGAGTAGAAATAACTCGCATCGCAACTGTTACTACATCCTCCCTATACTCCTGGTGTAATCCTATTCCTAAATATCTTGCACCACTACCGCCTGTTTTTATATTACTATCGTACCCTACTATAGCACCTTCCAGTAAAATTCCTGCATATTTTAATGGCTTAAGTGTACTTTGATCGTCAACTGCTTGTCTTTGTTGCCTAATAATCTGTCTCTCTTTAGTTAGGTTGTCTAAGCCAACACGCTCAATAACCTTAAACCACTCACCGTTGCCTACTTCTTTAAGACTTTTAATTACCCATTCAACCGACCCCTGTGTTACTGCTGTAGATATGTTTGAAAAACGCTCACTGGGTTTACGTTGACCTGTTTTGTCTTCAAACGAATAAACAGCAATGTATATAGGTCCTTGTGCAGGAGGCGGGATATTATAAAACATTTCGTCTTGGCTCTGTACAATTGTAGGTGCTTCAAAGGATGTTTTACCAGCGACAGTTGCACATCCTGAAACTAACAGTGTTGCCATTAACATCATCAAGATTTTCATATTAGAAAGAAAAGTCTCCTACAGGTACAGAAAATGTGGATAATATCGACCCATTACTGTCAGACACTGTTACAGATATAACACCATCAATACGAGACCATGCTACTGTGTCACCAAACGGTGTTGTTACTATTCCTTCAGCATCAGCTGCCGCCGCCGCCTCACCAAAAAGGCTATCACTAATTTGCTTACTGAGCTGACTGTAGATCCTAGATTCCAGGTTATTCTGAAACTTCCAGGTATTTGTGGCTCGCAAATCTCGCTCTGATTCATCAGACGAAGCCTTTGCTTTTTTATCGTTTTCAGTTCTTCTATTAGACTCTAACTGTTCAATAGTTAGCACATGCGCACTATACCCGTTTCCTGTAAACGCAGGGCTCTTATAATTAAACGTTAAATTGTCTGCAGATGCCACTGAGGCCATAAATAAAAACATTAATAGGTACTTCACTTTTATCCTCAAATATACTACTTATTTGTATTTACTACTTAATAGGCCCCAAACACTTGTATGTTTAATATTGACCACCATTATGACATCCTATACGCCAACTTGTTATCAAATAAGCATTTACAAGGGCATGCTTTAAAGAGCTTTGATACGTGTGAATCAAATAACGACATGCTAAAGTATCCAGATTCTTCACTGTTTCAACTTGAAGATGTGTATTTTTATGACCAAGAACCTTTTGGGATTAGTACGCAGATACCGCAAAGTATGTATGACGTCGTGCGTAAACTACAAGATGGCAGGTGGGATTTAAAGTATAATATATGGGCAACTAGCGAGGTTAATAATCCCTTGTTAGATGCATTTTGTAACAAGAATAACTTAATTAAATGGTATTATTTTTATCATGCATTTGCTAGTCTTGACTGGTTTAGAAGTGCAAAATTTTCCCCCAGGGTCGATGTCAGTCAAGGAGCAAGTTATATAAGTTTAAATAACCTGTGCTCTGAATCAAGAATTTATAGATCGTTGTTTGTGGCAAAACTGTATGATCAAGGGCTGTTAGGGGAAGGTGTTGTTTCATACAATCTTAAGGACTATGACAATAACACATTTATTTCAGAGCAAGATAAAAAACTTATTAAAAAGATGTCAGAGCGTAGTCCCACTTTTAGGATACAAAAGACCAATTACCTACGTGACAATGCAAGTGCTGAACTAGAGTACGATCTCTGGACAAGTGGTTTTTGGCATATAGTCAGTGAGACCTGCTTTTACGAAAAAACAAATCATCTTACCGAAAAAATATTTAAACCTATCGTTGCTAGACAACCGTTTATGCTATTAGGCTGTACAGGCAACTTAGAGTACTTACGTTCATATGGTTTTAAGACATTTGACGGATTTATTGATGAGAGTTACGATACAGAAACAGATCCCGCTATTAGATTAGATATGGTAATTAAACAGATAAAAAGTATATGTAACTTGTCAGCAACAGACAAACGTAGGATGTATCTAGAAATGTTGCCTATTTTAGATTATAACTTTAATCACTTTTATAATACATTATTTGATATATGTTGGCAAGAGCTATTGGATAACTTTGAAATAGCGGATAATCTGTTACAGAATAAGCAACAGCATTATGCAAGACACCCTGACTTAAAAGTAATAGATGGTGAACTGGGGAGTGTTAACACATTACCAGGTAATGCAGGGAAACAGTTTAGAGAAAGATGGAAATTTAAATAGCCCACTTTTTAAATACATCACCAAGTTGTTTATACAGCAATGGTATATTATTATCAAAAGCAATCTCAAACGATATTATAAAAAATACAGATTTTTCTGAGTTGTCTGAGCGCAACGAATGCGGAACAGAACCGTTCCCTATAAAACCACAATTTTTATATGTCTCTAAAATTGGCATTTCGCTACTATCAAGCCACTTGTCAGATGGCTCAGCATCTGTTACTGGTTTAGAAAAGGCACAAAATGTGGGCCATGCTTCTGTTGTATAGTCTGGCCTACTAACCTGTCGACGTCTAAAACCAGTTATGTCATGTATATTCCATGACACGCCACCTGTTGTCATATACAACCCTATATTATTTCTGTTTTCTTCGACGACCTCTTGTACAATAACACAATTTGTGTTGGGTGGTAAGGGATATATCTCTAAATGACTTATTTGCCAAGGTAACTCATTATGTATAAAAGACAAAAAGTCTGCACTAAGTATTTTATAGGCGTATTCGGCTGGCAGGTTTGCACGGTTTTTTGAATCAACCACAAACCTAGATTTATATTTCTCAGACCAAACAATGTGTAAACTGTCTAAGTCAACATCAGGATCGATTATATTGTCAAGGTATGGAAATTTATATCTGGTATATCTCATCGCAAAGAATAAAAAGACACATCACGTGCCTTTTTATTTTGTTAACAACGGTTAAATGTAATCAGCTAATGCTGTTTGATGTTCTGCCAGTGTAGTCGCCCCTATTAGGAACACACATACTGCCCAGCCTACTGCACCAGCGCCATTTGTGCTGTTAGTAGGCAGATTAAATTGCATTATGGTAGGTGTGCTATCAGTTACTGAGTCTATTGCTGTAAGTTCACTACAGTATTTCCAGTTTGCTTCTTCTGTGCCTGCGCCATCGTTAACATAAACATTGCAGGCGCCGCCCTGCTCAGTAGCAGTCTTACCAGTTACATCATAAGATCCTGTGACCAGGGCATCCCCGCCCCATTGTTCTACAATAACACACATTTCACCAGCAGTTGTTGAATTTTGTGGATATCCATCGTAGTTTTGAGGAATCTTATATATTTCTATAGAGTCAACACTTAATCCTACGCCATATATCAATTGCAAGAATTCATATGATAACGCATTACTAACAACAGCATTATCTGTAATTGTCTTGGTCATCCCATCGGTGGGGCCAGCCCCTAAGGCCAAGTAGGTATGTCCGTTTGCACCTTCCTGACTTGTAGTCTGACTTTCGAAATCGTAATCTACATTACGAACCGTAACACCTTCCCCTAAACTTAATACTTGCTTTGCCATGTCGGTCAATCCTTAAATTAGTTATTCAATGTATTTATGCCTATTTTGAAATAGGCACATTTCCATAGAATATAGGTTCTTCAGGTAATTGCCTTATTAAACATACTCTAATAGACTCTAAGTTTTCAACACTGTGTATCTCCTGTACTGATAACTTATACCATTTATCACGCTTTAATACTTTAGAATACACTAGTTCTATCTCGTCTCTGGGTACTGCTTTAATTGGTAGATATTGTTTATCTAACAATTTTTTATAAAAACAAGTACTAACATTATCCCCACCAGGATCAATAATATACGATATAGTAAAGTCTCTATGGTCGTCTCTGTGAGGCACAAGATAGGAACCTTTTTCCAGTATCTGTATTATCCAGTTAAACTTGTCCTGTCCATTATCTTTAAACCACGTTGTTTTAAGACGAGACAAATCCACGTTGTAAATTTTAAACGTTGCCACATTACTGAACTCTGGATCAAACTTATAAGAGTATATACCGGTATCTGGATTTGTTTGTAACAGTTCTGATATTACTTCCTTAGGTATACTGGGGATATCTAATTGCTCAATATACATCATCAGATGAATTCCCCGCCTCTGTTAGTATGTGTTTATAATAACTGTCTAGTTCGCCTTTAAATTTCCCCATCAGATGACTTATGGCTTGTTCACAAAAACTATAATCCTGTTTAATATGGTTCTTAACCACCTCTCTGTGTAGACCACACCATTCTTCTAGACTTGATATTTCTTGCAATGGTACTTTATCCATGTCTATAATAACGTGAGGTTCCACTGTGACAGTTTTTTCTCCCTCTGTTTGTGTGATTGGGGGTAACGGTAATACTGTGTAAGTTTCCGCTAACTTGTCTGCCGATTCCTTAGTAAAAACTACATTCATGCGCCTTTTCCTATCTGTACATCTTCTATTGAAGCACCATGACATGCCACCGCTTTCATTGCCCATGCAATACTGCCTTTGGCTTTAGCAAAACTCCTTGCTTGTCCAGTTTCATAAATTGTTTGTGTTCTGATAACCCAGTCTTTGTCAACATAATAATCTCGCAAAGGTTGCACTAGCCCACTTGAGCACTCAATAGTTGCTTCACTAACTACTTTGATAACACCCACGGCGTATCCTGGTATTACTTTTGGACCATCTGTAAATTCAAACATTACCCAAACGTGTCTATATATTGTGACTTTCTCAATTTTATCTATGTTAAGATACAATCGTCTATTATCTACATGACCCACTTGTCGCCAGCCTTTGGTGTCGTTCTCCAGTTGGCCGTATCTACTGGTAGGGTGTGGGGTAATATCTAATATGTCACCTGTTAGTTCCGTCCCATCTTCTAATTGAAGAGGGTTATCTTCTGTGTACTCTTGTGCCAACACTGACGTAGTAATTAACCAGCCAATAAACATTAACGCTGATATAAAAAATGCGATTAACAGTGCAAATCCAACTTTCTTTTGCGACTTAGTCATTGTTTTTTCCTATATATTAATACAATATTTAACGATTAAGGCCTAGTTGTCTAAAAACTTTTTGAACTGCCTTGGCCTGATAGTAACAGTCAGTTAGTGCATTATGCGCACCTTCAAAATTTTTGGGTCTTGGATCTTCGTTGAGTAATTTGAATAATGTTCTAGAATCTCTAATTTGCCAGTAGTGCCATGGACAAGGTCTTTTAACTTGACGCAATAGGTTCTCCATTAATGCAATATCAAATACCGGGCCTTGTGCCCATATATTATCTACGCCAACCATAAATCTTGATATGCTGTCAAATACCACATCGAGTGGATCTCTGTTACTCGTTCCCAAAGCTTCTTCTCTAACTGCCAGTGTTTGTTTGCCCCACCAAGCACAAGTGTCTTCGTCGACACGACGTCCCATTTTAATTTGAGAATCTACATCTAGCCTATGGTAAATGGTGTTACCTTCAGCGTTTGATTTGGGATCAAACTTCAACGCACCTATTGTGAGTATAACTGCGTCGGGCTGAGTTGCCAGAGTTTCGATATCTATCATTACATCCATATTAATCTGCTTCTAGTTTTACTTGTAACGGAAAATTATGATTACGTGCAAGTAGTGTTACTTCCACGCCTTTTTGTTCTGCAATTTCGTATGGATAAGTTGCTACAATTGCACTGCCATACTCGTGTATTTTTTGTGTTATATCGGTAGCATCAGTTGGGTCGTAAGAAAATATTGAGATTAAAGTGGTAATTACAAATTCTACAGTGGTTTCGTTATCATTTAGATAGATAACATTAAACATTGACGGTTCTTTAACCTTCTCATTTACTGCTGGTTTTGAATCTACTTCTTTTATGTCTGGCATCACTGTCTTTCTATATGTGGGGGAGATATTTCACTCCCCCTAGACTGTTTATTTGCTGTCGGTTACTGTTGAATCAGTGATCTTGATTGTTTTAGGTTTTAATGCGTCTGGTACTTCACGCACTAAATGCACATTCAACATACCCAACTCAAGTGTAGCGTTTGCTACCTTAACATGGTCAGCGAGTGTGAACTCTCTGCGGAAGTTGCGGCCGCCAATACCTTTGTGTAGGTAGTTGACATCTTCGTCTCCTTTAGGAGCAGTTCCTTCAATCTTTAGTTGATCACCATCTGTAGTAACCTCAAGATTCTCCATACCAAAGCCAGCAACTGCTAACGAAATCATATACTCATCTTCGTTAATTTGTGCTATGTTGTATGGGGGGTAACCATTTCCATTTGGACTATTTGCAAATTGTCTTTCCATTTCGTTAAACAGTCTATCAAAGCCAATAGTGGCTCTGTGGAAGTGTGGTAGGTCTAGAGTTGTTAGTCTTGTCATTGTTTTCTCCTTAATATTAAGCAAGATTAATTGTAGCACCCTTTCGGCGTGCCGGTAAATGTACTCCGGTTCATCCTTTGTACACATTTATTTATACAGGGTCTTTCTGTATAAGTCAATATTTCTTTTCGGGTAATTTTTCCAAAGCAAGTTGTTTAAGCCAACGTTTACGTGCTTGGGCGGCTTTTCGTTTGCGGAGAGTTGTTGGTTTAATATACTCAGTTTTATCCTGCACCTGTTGTAATTTTCCGCTTTCTTGCACTTTTTTCTTTAGTTTGCGTAATGCTGTTTCCACATTACCATCTTTAACGAACACTGATGTGCCTGATAGGTGTGCATCAAATTGATTATTTTTTTGGTATTTCATATTTAAAGTTTGCTTTTTTGTTGTCCTTAATAACTTTTTCGGTAATAGTAATACTCTTAATGTGATTCTTTTTAATTTCGGCCATGTCAAACATATAAGGCTGTAATATTCGTTCTAACACAGCCTTAAGTCCTCGAGCACCTACTTTTAATTTTACTGCTTCTTCGGCAATGGCTCTTAATGAACCACTATCAAAGTTTAATTTAATGTTATCAACACCAAAGTAAAATTTCATTTGTGCTAATAAATTGTGTTTAGGCTCTTTAAGTATAGCAACATAGTCGTCTAGTGTCAAGTCATTTGTATGCACTATAACAGGAAATCTGCCCGTAAATTCTGGTATCATACCAAACTTAACAAAGTCCTCGTGTATAATCTGACTTCTATCTGTTCCTTTACTTTTAAGTTTGCTGCCAAAACCAATAGCAGTGGCATTGATACGTTTTTCGATAATTTTCTCTAAGTCCACAAATGCACCACCAGCGATAAAGAGTATATTACTTGTGTCTATGTCTACACTCTCACTAACGACCATTTTCTTGCTTGCTTTTACTGATATTTTGCATTTGGTGCCCTCAACGAGCTTTAAAAGTGCTTGTTGAACGCCCTCTCCTGAGACGTCCTTGCTAGTAGTACTTGATTCGCCTTTACGTGCAATTTTATCTATCTCATCAATAAACACAATACCCTGTTCACATTTCCTGGGATCGAATCCTGCTTCTGCTAATAAACGCTCTATAACGTTCTCTACATCTTCGCCCACGTAACCAGCTTCGGTTAAACTAGTTGCATCAGTAATAACAAATGGCACCTTGAGGTATTCTGCGATAGTCTTAGCTAATAATGTTTTGCCTGTTCCCGTAGGACCAAACAATAATAAATTACTCTTATCCAACTTGATGTTGGTATTGTTAAACACTCTTTTATAATGATTGACCACGGCTACAGCAATAGCTGTTTTTGCCTCATCCTGCCCAATAATGTGTTCGTCTAAATGTTTCTTTATTCCCACAGGGTCTAGGGTCTCAGCGATCTTTAATTCTGGTATGATTTTATCTTGTTTTTCTTTCGCTAAGATATTAGTACATAATTCTGTACATTCATCACAAATACCAACATCATTGCTTATTATTAACGTTTCTACTTCACTTTTATTTTTGCCGCAGAAATTACATACTACTTCTGGCTTATCCTTGGTGTTCATTGGCATCTTTCTAAAATTAGTTCTAAAACGGTTTGGCTGTCTGTTGAGATTGCTTTTTTACTCTTAAGTAACTCTGTTTTTAAATCTATATGTTCTGTTAACTGTGTATTGTTTACTATAGTGTAGTCCACAATCTCAGCAACTTTACTTAGCCATTTTACATCATCGCTATAACTTCCGTATATATAAAAATCAATATTCATATCGAAGTTAGTAAAGGTTTCCTTAACTCCCATGAGCTCGTCCATGTTTATATCAAACAACAAAAACTTTTTACTGTCTCTGTCCAGTCTGTCTGGTGCCGATATAATATTAATTTCACTTACCAAGGACTGTCTCCTTTTTTAGATAACGTTTGAGTTGTTCTTGTTCAGTTACAGTTAGTTCTTCTAGTGTATAATCGCCTTTGTTAATACGATCTATTAAGTGCTTTAAATATTCTTCATCGTAAGTATAAATGTCTGTGTTATCTTTGTCAACTTCTATCCATTTATTACCATTGTATTTGAATAATTTAGTTGGTTTACTGTCGACACGTAAAAACATGTCGCCTTTGTTGGGGTGCTCTGGAAATTTAATACCAAAGCCTGTTTTACTAGCGTACCGAGCATCGTTATTGTCTGCTTGTAGACCTAGTTCTTCTTTAACTAGTCTAAAGTATTCAGGTTTAACAACCTCTTTTATTTTTTCTACTTCTACCTCAACAAACTTTTCGATCTCTACAAACACCTCTACTACCTTTTCAACAACGACTTCTTTAGGCTTACGCTCTAGTTCGTCTAAAGCCTTATCTAATCGCTGTAGAGCTATTTGATATTTGCGCCAAATGCTCTCTACTGTTTCTTGATGCTTATGCATCTGTTCCTAAACGTGAATTGATTTTTGCTTCTAGTTCTGCAATATCTGCTGGCATTGTAAAGTCAAGATCAAGTTCACTTTTCAGTGCTTCATTCTCGTCCAAAGCCTCGTTGAGTTCATTTTTCAGTGCTTCATTATCGTCCAATACCTCGTTGAGTTGTGCCAGGGTATTCTTATACTTTGCCCAAATTCCATCAATTTCCTGTTGTGGCTTAGCCATTATTCTTTTTCCTTAGTTTATCATTAACGTTACCCTCTAGATCTGCTACATCTGCAGGCATGGAAGTGTCTACGTTTGCCTCAACATAGACCCTTTCAATTTTTACTTCAGGTTCTATATTCGGAGGGTACATTTCATTCATAAGATCATCATCTTCTTTAGTGTACTCTCTGTGTGCATGTGTGGGACTCTGTTTTTCCTCTCTAGCCCATTGGAATTGTTTGGTTGCGGCAAGTATCAGTGTAAGTGCCAATGGATCAAATACCACAACCAGCAGTAAAATTACCCAACGAACAGCACGTTCCAACATATTAACATCAGGATTGTCACCGTAAATTACTGCGGCAACATACTTAATTGGACCTACTTCTGCTTCTAGTTTACGATATTCCTTTTCGTAGACAGCAATTTCTTCATTAAGTTTGTCTATTTCCAACTGTTCAGAATCTACTAGGTTTTCAAATTCATCTATTTTGCCGTCTATGTCATCTGTTTTAGTAGTAGCGGCATTACGCAAATTTTGTATTCTAGCATTTGTTGATGCTAAACCATCAGCATACTTTTGGTCGATCGTATTAAGACGAGTATTCAGTGTTGTGTTGATGTTTTTAATTTCACGTTGGGCGGCGCTGGCAACACTTAGTTCGTTGCGTTTTGCTGTTTCTGTTGTTGCTAGTTCAGTTGTCTGGGCTTCTTTTATTGCGTCGTCTAGCCCTTTTTTATTAAAGGAGTTTTGATATCTAGCCTGTGCGGCCGCAATGTCTGCTGTCTTTCTGACCTGTGCCGCTTTGATGTCTGCGTCTTTACGATCTAAGGCTTGCTCTAAACGCTTTTGCTGTAATGCTATTTGTTTCTCTGCATCAGTACGAGCATTTGCTTTTTCCTGAGTAATCTGTCCCCGTACTTCGTTAAGTGTGTCTTGGTTCCGGTCTACCAGATTATCTACACGCTGATCTTCACCTTTACTGAGTCTGCCAAGTTCTGTGTTCCATCTAGCAATCTTAGCCTCACTTCTGATTATTTTACTTGCTAACTGAGTTACTTCTGCACGTTGCTCATCGCTCATTGCAGTCTGTTCGATATGTGCTTTGGATAAGAAACCAAAGATACCCATACTGGTAACAAACATCAATATAGCAATTGCAGGTATTAGATAAAGTTTGAATGCCACCGGCATTCGTTTCCAATTTTGGTGTAACCAAACTGTAGCAACAATCTTACCAGTTTCAAGTGCTCCGCCCATAACAATAACAGGTACGGCAGCCGCGGCAAATATTGCTATAAGCCCGATAATGCTATAAAAAGCGGCAATACCGCTAATAGCAAGTGCAACAGTTAATATAAATGCGGCAAAAATCATAGTATGAGTATTTAATGTTCTTGTCGATTTCTTGGCAAATACATGTATAGGTCTCGTTGCTCTTGAGATATATTATCTGCATACCAAAACTTCTTGTGAGTATCGTATGTGTTTGCCGCAATGCTGGCAAGCATGTCCTGTAGTCCTGGCAATAGTTCTTCGTCAAAGTCTACAAGTTCTTCATCGTCCCAATCTTCATCTAGTTTTTTATCAGTCATTTTTTCTCTCCACAGTAAGGACAAGACTCACCATTTGGTATATACACCAATGGATGTCCATCCCATGATTCTTTGCCACCACTACATGCCCATTGATCTGACATTAGAGCTCCTGGTTCTTATGCTTAGTTTTACGAGTATGCTTGGTACGATCTTGCTCTACTTTAGCCTTGTAAGGACCCTGCCGATTTAGCAATTCTTTTGCATACGGATTACGTTTTTTTAGCCTGTTAATTACTGAAGTCATTTTTCCCCTCTAATAGTTTTTATATGTAAATAGTGTACAGTCATTCTATTCATATGTCAATACTTAACACATTACGTGCCGGGCATCTCGCAGACCACCGAATTAGAACAAGCGAAGGTGGTTACCGATTCTGTCGTTTAATACAAGGCGAAGAAAAATCCATAAAGTGCTTTAAATGGTTTATGGAACATGCCAACGGTCGTTGGGCATGGCAACACACTCCCTGGCGATCCCAGGGCGAATACCTGATATTTTTAGATGATGAGGACGACATCTTGTACTTTACTTTGACGTACTAGTTTTCCCAACGGTAAAAAATATGATCCTCGATTGCTACCGTCTTTGTTATAGTACGGGCCCACGATGGACTCACATAGGTAGCATGGTAATGGGTTGCACCGTCAGTTATGTCTATCATCTGTGTTTTACCCAATAATACGTCGCCCACTAACATCTTAATAGCACCAAATGATGCAGAATTAATTAATGTATCTGACTTGCCATCACAGTACCAACTAAATTGGCACTGATGTTTGACGGGTACTAGTTTTTTTATGCTTTTCCAACTAGGTTGATGAGGACCTTGCATCACTACTTCACATATTGTGTTAGGATACCGATGGTCAGTAACACGGTTAAGTGTTACATACATTACTGCCAACTGCCCTGCTCTGGGTTGATTACGTGCTTCGTGGTATATGTTTTGGTAGAGGCACCCTAATTGCTCTTTGTTATAATACTTTAAGTCGACTACCGGTACATGTGATACCACATGCTGTACTTGTTGTTGTTGTACTACTACTAAGAAAGCCAGTAAACTCAATATTCCTGCACTAAGTGTAGCGTAAACCCTCATCTCCGCATCCTTTTGTAAGTATATAGTGTAATTATATAACCGCTCGGCTAGCTTGTCAACCTTGCATTGCGTTTGGTATTATGCCCGCAGTCGTCAGAACTGTCTGATTTTGTCCAGAGTATACACTTGATTTGATTGCATCACCTGTTATGTTTGATTCGACCATGCCTAACAATATATCCCTAGTTCCCAGATCATCAAGATCAACACCGAAAGATTCAAGTGACCCGGCAAACGCAAGAATAGTGTTTTTATTTGATGAGAATTGTGCTGTATCTATACCAGCTTTAGACAATAATGACTTTGAGTCTGAAACTTGTTTTGCTATAGCATCGTAATCTGTGTGTACAGTTTCGCAGGCTTCTCTGAGTTCCAGACTGCCAATCGCAAGAAAAGAACGCAAGTTGTTGTAGTAGGCGTCTAGCCCTGTTTCGATAGCACTTATAGCATCCGAATAAGAGCCATATGATCCTGCACCAACACCTGCTGGTACTATTACTGACAGTGTTGACCCGTCTGGTTCCCCATATACATCTGTTGCTACATTAGTGATGCGCTCATATCCTGATATTAGATTAAGTCCATCTGAGCTTGCACTTATAACAGTTAAGGCGGTGGCAATACGAGTTAAACGTGCTTCAAGTAGCCAGCCTGATACAGGACCTATAATATCTCTTAAAGTTGGTTGTCCATACAGCCCACTACCTGTTCCTAGTTGTGCTAACAGGGCAGTAAAAGTTGTTGTTTGTATAGGAGTAGTAACAACATCTAAATTAGCAAGTGGTCCTGAAGTGGTAACTTGCCTAATGGTGTTTCCAAATGCAATATTATCTTGAAGTTTTAAAAATGTAAATGTGTTTAATGCTTGTGCCACTTCGGTAAAACTACTAAATGTTACTAAATCTGAAGATGTACGTAGAGCCGTCGAAGGCAACAATACATCAACTACGTTTTCCAATCGTTCGTTGGGAGTGTACTGAAATGTCTGATAAAAAGAGGAGTCTATTGCTATCAGAGATAGTACATCATAGAGTATGTCTTCATATTGTTCATCATAATAATCTATTTCATCAACTAGATTAAGACCAGATATCCAGGTTTTAATTGGGTCTGACAGAGGCAATTCTGCGTCTATTAATTGTTTTGCTAATCCTCTTGCTGTGCCGTATAACTCCAAATCCTTGTAATCAAATACAGTTCCCATAGCAATAAAATCATTGCCTAGTTTTGTTAAGTTTTCTTGCGAGTTCACAGTTAAAAACCCAGTTAATCCACCTGTACTGATGTCACTTTGCTTTGAAACCTTGGCGCCGTAGTCAGACAAATCAGTTGTATTCTTTTTTGTTGCGTCCTTGATTATGCGAAAGCACTGAGTTGCATACCCAGACGCTTGCATAAAAAACTGTCCAAAGCCTGAGATGTCACCTGAAGCAAATAGTGTTGTAGCATGGTTATAATATGCCGTACGTAAACTACCTGTGGGTGTTACGGTAGTGTATGCACTTGGTATATTTCCCACTAGCCCTGGCATAATATTATTGCCTAGGTCACTTATATCTACGCTCACTGCATTAGCATCTGTTATAGCCGCCTGTGCTTTAGATATAATATCAGTACTGTACATGGCAGCAAACAGCGTATTCACAAAAGCATTGTCTAAGCCGCCATCGGCTAACAATCCTTGCGTTGCTGTTAATGTGCTTGGTTGTGTCATTTATCCGCCTGTAATTACTGAGCCCGCACCACTTGCATTTGATGCACCACAGTTATTCGAATCACCTATTCTTGTTACCGGTCGGCCGCCTGCATTTACTGTGCCACTACCTGATACAACCACAGGACCACAATGGGCGCCACCGACTGGTGGGCATAGAGAATCAGGTGTTAATGTAGATCCTATAACTGCACAGGCTTGTCCTTCAACAATTACAGATTCAACCACTACACCCACAATTGTGCCGCCGTGTGAATTAACATCTGACCTTCTAGATGTTGCTGGCATCTATACTCCTTTAACTATTTGTATACCCGAGGTGCTTTGTAAATATCCGTCAGCGGCTTCTTTGGCTGTTGGTCCATGAAACACAATATGCTGATTCTTTAGCACTACTGTATTTATTTGCGCTGTCATACCCAATTGTACCATAGCCATCCCTTGCCCGCTAGGCATTAAGGTCAGTGGTTTTGCTACTAAAAATCCGTCGTCCTGGCACTCTTCTACTCGTGCGATGCATTCCTGACCGGTAACTAACATAAATGTAGCGATGTCACCTTTGTTATATTCTGGCGTATTAATTAGCATTTATTTCCTTAATTTTCTGTTTAACTGTGTTTTCATCTAACTTTGCTAGTCCTTGGTAACCACCTTCTACCAGCAATGTATCTTTTACGTATAGTTGTGGCACTGTTCTATGGCCCTGTTCCTTTAACCAAGAACTTAGTTCTTGACTATGACTAATATTTTTCTCTTCGAATGTGATATCTGCCTTCTCTAGCCAGGCTTTCGCATACTGACAAAAAGGGCAATGATCTTTTGTGTACATTGTTATCATAAGAATTTTTTAACCTTTCCAAATATTTCATCAAAATTTATGACTATTTCTTCGTTATTGTCAAATACGATACTGTCTTCTAAATTTGGACAAGCATCACATATACAATTGTGATCTTCCGCTGTTGTGTTAGCAATATCGTCTATATGTGTGTAACTATAACGTTTTTGTTCCATTAGAGCAACTTCACGTTGTGTCATAATCCAGTTACCCAGTAGCTCATACTCACTAAACCATTTTATGTTTGGAGTAGGAACACTGAGTGGATCCTCAGGAACATTATTAATTATCGCATCAAACGGATCGCAGTTATTTCTTGCTATGAGCTCATGCTTGAGACTTAGCCAGTCCTCTTTATATACTGGCATGAATTCTGTAACAAAACTGTGTGGCACTTGTCTCTCAATACCTAATGCATTTTGCAGTGTTTGGTAGTAAGCAAGACTGTGAGTCTCGTTGGGTAGTATAAAATACTTAAGTAGGTCACCTTCCCACAAGTTATATGGATTAATACAGAATGTATCTGGATCTTGTATAAGGATTACGTCTGCATCTATGTAATCTAAACTGGCAAGTTTTAATGCTTGTTGGTACAACCAACTGTTCCTATAATCACCAGGTATCCACCAGTTACGCACACTGGGATATAGACTATCCATTTCGCCATCAAACACATATTTAAATTTTGATGTGTCTAGATACTTGGATAAAACTCTATCTAAGAATGGGTTAGCCTCAGTATTTTCACAATTTGTGAATATGTATGTTTCATCTATACCTTTGATATAGTGATCAAACTGTAGACTTAGACAAGCGTGTGGTATCCTATACCACGCAACAAATAACGCTCGAGCAACCTTCACAGAGTTATGCCCTTAAAGGTATCTTCGTCAACGTCTTGTTTAGTACCACCAATAACATAACTACTCAGTTCAACTTCTTGCGGTGCTACTTGTACTTCTGCTCCTGCAATCCATTTTTGTGTCCAAGGTAAAGGATTACTTTGTCCTACTTTGTATGGTGAATATACACCAATAGAAGTCATGCGTTTGTTTGCCAACCACTCAACATATTCTGTTAGTAGTTGTTTATTAAGACCTATCATTGATCCGTCTTTAAACAAATATTCTGCCCAGGAAGTCTCTTGTTCCACTGCACTAACAAAAATATCTGTTACTAGATGCTCACACTCTTTTTTAATTTTAGCAAAGTCTTTGTCATCTGTAGGCAATATCTTAAGTAAAGTCTGTGTACTTGCCAAGTGGACATTCTCATCACGGGCGATAAACTTAATAATTTTAGCATTACCTTCCATCTTTTTAAGTTCAGCAAATGCCCAACTGCATGCAAACGATACATAGAAGCGTATGCCTTCCAGCGCATTAACACTGTTAATGGCTAACCATAGTTTCTTCTTAAGTTCATACTTGTTAATGTCATATTTCTTACCATTAACAATATGGTTTCCTTCTCCCAGTAAACCATAAAACTGTGAGTAGTTAATAAGGTCATCGTAGTAACCTGTAATTGCTTCTGCGCAGGTCACAATCTCCTTAATGTCAGTTATACTATCAAACACTTTCGCAGGATCGCTGTACACATTGCGAATAATATGTGTGTAACTACGGCTGTGAATTGTTTCGTTAAACGCCCATGTCTGGATCCAGGTTTCAAGTTCTGGAATTGTGCATAGTGGCAGGAATGCTAAATTAGGAGAGCGTCCTTGAACACTGTCTAATAAAATTTGCCTCTTAAGATTACTGGTAAAGATGTGTTGCTCGTGTGATGTTAAGTCTTTAAAGTCTTTGGAGTCACGCATTACATCAACTTCTTCTGGGCGCCAGAAGAACCCTAACTGCTTATCAGTTAACTTTTCAAACTGTCTATATTTTACGGTGTCATATCGTTGCACACTACTGCCACCGTTGGGGTCTAAGAATGCCAAAGCCTTAAGGTGGTTATCTTTTTTCTGTATATTAAAAACGCTCATAATTACACTCGGGTTATATTACGCAACTTTCGCAGGCTTCGTCATCTAACTCACCAGGTTGTAGTTCTTCTAGTTTATTAACATCTATTTCACCTTGACCATCATAGGTGTTGAAGTAATACAACTGCTTGCCACCGTACTTATAAAACATCATAAGATGTTTTAGCATATCACTCATTGGTATCTTTTCATCTTCATACCACTGTGGATTGTAACTGGTGTTAACACTAATACCTTGATCGATGTACTTCTGTAATACTGCCATGATTTTTATGTAACCAGTTGGATCTCTTTGATCCCACAGCAATTCATATTTATTCTTAAGTCGACGATACTCAGGCACTACCTGCTTAAGTACCCCGTCCTTGCTCTGCTTAACGCTAACAAAACTACGTGGTGGCTCAATACCATTAGTAGCATTACTAATCTGAGCACTCGTTTCTGCAGGCATCAATGCCATTAGGGTTGCATTACGTATACCATGTTCTTTAATCTCTTTGCGCAAGTAGTCCCAATCAAACTGTCGTTTTTTGGGCTTAACAAGTTCATCCACATCACGTTTGTAAGTATCGATTGGTAGTATGCCATCTGCATACTTTAAGTTTTGGAACCCATCACATCGACCAAATTCTTTAGCAAGTTCCATGCTTGCTCTAATTAAATAGTAACTCCATGCTTCTGCATATTGATCTACTAATTCCAATGCTCGAGGATCACTGTAGCTCGTGTCGTTCTTTGCTAACCAGTAAGCAAGATTAATAATACCCACACCTAGTGGTCTGTATTCTCGGGTTGCTTCTTCTGCCGCCTTTACTGGATATCCCTGATAGCTCAGTAAGGCATCTAATCCACGTACTGCTAACCTACAGGGTTTCTCAAAATCTTCAGGTGTCTTAATAGCACCCCAGTTAATTGCACTTAGTGTACATAATGCTATTCTACCGTCTGGATCCTCAAAACTTTTAAGAGGTTTAGTAGGCAAGTCAATTTCGCAACATAAGTTACTCTGCCTAATAGGTGCTACATCTGGTTTAAACGGTGAGTGTGTATTAGCATGGTCAACGTTCATTAAGTAGACACGCCCTGTATCCTTGCGTTCTTGCATAAAGGCAGTAAACAGATCAATTGCTTTAACTTTCTTTTTGCGTATACTTGTTTTACGCTCTGCTTGCTCATACAACTCTTTAAACTTGTCGGCGTTAACATAGAATGCTTCGTACAATTCCGGTACATCGTTGGGCGAAAACAGGGTAATATCTCCCCCTTGGATAAGTCTTTCGTACATTAATTTGTTAAATTGAACCCCATAATCCATGTGGCGTACTCTGTTATCTTCTGTGCCTTTGTTGTTCTTTAATACTAACAAATCTTCTACTTCTAGGTGCCATAATGGATAGTATATTGTTGCCGCTCCACCACGAACCCCGCCCTGACTACATGACTTCACTGCACTCTGGAATAATTTAAGAAACGGGATAACACCTGTGTGGGACGCATCACCATTACGCACTGGTGAGTTAATAGCACGGATGCGACCTGCGCCGATGCCAATACCTGCCTTTTGCGAAACATATTTTACAATAGCACTCGCTGTTGCATTAATACTATCTAGACTGTCATCTGTTTCGATTAATACACAACTGCTGAATTGTTTTTGCGGTGTGCGTACACCTGCCATAACAGGAGTTGGTAAACTAATCAAGTGGGTACTAATAGCATCGTAATAATCATGTACCCATTGTAATCTTGTTTCTTTAGGATAGTTTTGGAACAGGGTTGCCGCAATTAACATGTAACACACTTGTGGAGTTTCGTACAAATCTTTAGTTACACGATTCTGTACAAGATATTTTCCCCTAAACTGTTCCATAGCAACATAGGTAAAGTTTTCATCTCGCTCGTGATTAATGTAACTGTTTAACTTTTTCCATTCTTCAGTTGAGTATACCTCTAACAATTCACTATCATAATAGCCACGTTTCACGTTTGCTTCCACAATACGCTTTAGGTCCCAGGGATCGTAATCGTTATAAACTTGTTTTCTGATATGATAGTTTATTAGCCTACCAGCAACATACTGGTAGTTAGGGTTCTCCTCTGAAATAAGATCAGCGGCACTTTTAATAAGTGTTTCCTGGACATCTGATGTCTTAATACCATCATAAAACTGTAGGCTTGATTTTATTTCCACTTCGCTGGCACTTACGCCTGTAATTCCGTCGGTTGCCCACATGACAACTTTATGCATTTTTTCTATGTTTAGAGGTTCTTTGTGACCTTCTCGTTTCGTTACTAAAATTTTGCTCATTGATGCCTCACATATATTGGTCTAAATGTAAATCTTGAGGAGTGTATTGGTACATTATTTTAACCCCTGGATCTATTTGTTGAGTATTTACTACACTGTCCCACTCATAATTAAGTATATATTTTCCATCGTCTGACAGATACTATATAGTAATATTTTCCCTGGTCCCTGTTTAACCCTATTAATAATACATAGTGGGTTATATACAAGTTTTTTTGGATACTATCCAAAAGATGCGGCTTAAATGTTACTATAACCCAATTAAGTAATATTATTATAACATAGCTGCTATGATCATCGTGTCCACTTAAAAACAAAGTATACAGCATACCAAGAGCTTTAGCAAATTCATCATAGCCAGAGTCCTCTAATAGTTCCCAGGGATCAGGCCAGGACTTATGACCCGTAAAGTCCATACAGGTGTTTATTATAGGAGCATATGACCATAGGCTGACTGTTTTCCGTAGTGCATCATCAAATGTTTTCTTTTGAATCTTGCGCCTAAAGGAAGATCACTCACGCACTCTGAAATTTTTTGGTGCTGCCAGATCATTTTGATCTATTAATATAGGTATCTAATTGAATATTTCATTGTGGCGTTACTGCCGGTTGATGTTGTTGCATAGTTAATGGTACTTGTGTTGGTAGCAAATGTAACAGTGAGTGTTACACCAGTTGCAGAATCTTCTGAAAAATCCTCGCTGTAACCAACAGTTGTGCCATGGGCTATGTGTAATGTTCCTGTTCTAAAAGTTGTTGCACGAACAATGCTGTAGTCAATAATAGCACCGTGTGTATATTTGTTGTCTGCAAGTGTAATGCCTGTTAACGTTGTTGACTGATTATCATTAAGAGTTACTGACAGACCTGCTTCCTGTCTATGCGCACCATATTGGATGCTATTGCCAGCAACCTGGCCATAATTAGAAACATTGGCTATACTAATTCTAGGCTGATCTAAATCGTCTGTGTCGTTACGTTCGAATGCATCACCTATACTAAAGTTACCACCGCTTGCAAAGAATATTACTGGAGCAGCCTGGTTACCAGCACCGTTAAAGTTGTTACCTACCTCGTAAAAATAGTTGTAAGCAGACACTACGTGTTTAATAGAGGAATATGTGTGAATACCCATGTTAGCAATTCTATCAAAGTAACTACCTGTTACTTTAAAACCACGTGGTCCTTCGTCCTGGGGAGAAGATCCTGTTAGACTTTCGCCCAACTTAACTCCTTTATAGAGTTCGTCGAAGTAACTATTCTGCACAACAACGTTTCTACAATTGTAGTCTACCTCAATACCAAATGTGTTGTTTGTAAAGTAGCAATTATCAAATGTAACGTGCTCT